ATGCTCAAGTCGTCCGTCGCCGCTCTCGTCCTGTGCGCCGCCCTGCCGGCCAGCCTGCAGGCGGCGGAGGGGCGGAGCTTCAACGGTACCTGGGCGGTGCAGCTCGTCACCGATTCGGGGATGTGCGACAGCCGCTACAACGTCTCGCTGGCGATCACCGACGGCGACGTGCGGGTGGCCTCGACCGGGGAGGGCGGCGCGACGGTGAGCGGACGCATCGGGCCGGACGGCAATGTCGGCCTCACCGTCCGCCAAGGCTCGGCGAGCGGCGCCGCCTCGGGCCGGCTCCAGGCCAATTCCGGCTCCGGCACCTGGAAAGTCTCCGCCCTCTGCTCCGGCCGCTGGACCGCGCAGCGCCGCTCGACCCGCGTCGCGCAGGCGGACTGACACCGCAGCGCTTTCGATCGGTTCTGTGCCGCGGGCGCCGATGCGCCGAATGCCTGCGCGTCGGCATGTCGATGCGACGGCGCGGTGGAACGACAGAATCGCTGCACGACGCAGCGATCACCTCAACCGGCGGATTTCGTGCGGGCGCAGAACCGGCTCCAGTGCTGCGCATGCACCGTGCTGATGATGCCCGAGGCCCAGATCAGGCGGCAATCGGGCATCAGCGGGGCGTTGTGGCTCTCCAGGTGGTAGGCGCCCCGCTGCGAGCCGCGCAGGATCTTCTTCAGGAAGCGGTTCCCCTCCGCCGTCGTCACCGCGGCGTAGAGGTCGAGCAGCCGCTCCGGGCTCTCGCCCGCCTCGGCGCAGAGCACCACGTCGTCCGGCTCATATTTCGGATACATCGACAGGCCGGCGACCCGGAACGCGATGGTGCCGGAAGGCACCGGAAACGGCACCGTGATCCGGAACAGGTCGCCCCCCGGACCGGGCTGCTCGTCTCCGGTGTCGATCAAGCCGCCGGCGCTGATCAAGCCCTTCACTCCCACGATCTGGCCGCCATCCGCGGAGGGCTCCGGCGCGTCGTCGTCGCCGAACAGGAGCCCCTTGGCGGTGACCTCGACGCCGTCGCGGCGGAAGCGCGCGGCATAGCGTTCGGCATCGTCCTGGCCGATGGTCCGGGTGCCGGCCTCGTGCGCGCGGTAGGTGCTCTCCGGCCAGGCATTCTGCAGGGCGGCGTCCCGCGCCGAGCGGTAGCCGGCGGCGATGCGCGCCTGCCGCAGCCGCTCGCCCTGGGCGGCCCGGACCCGGTTCTCTCCCGAATGGATCACCTCAGCGAAAATCCCCGACACTTGAGGTATTGAGAAAAATCACTACATCATGTAGCTATAAATCCGCAAGGCCCGCGGCAAGCAGCGTTGTTCGCGCGTGTCCCGTCCTGCCACCCTAACCCAAGGGCAGGCTTGCGCCGTATCCCTCGTTGCGGGAGTTCACAGATGGTCCACCGTTTCCTCGCCGCCGGCCGCGGATCACCGGACGATGCAGCGGTCCGGTGGCGCAACGCCGGGGAGGATGCGGACGATCCGGGCCGCTCGCGTCCCGGCCGCCACGGCGGCGAATCGCCGCAAAGGGCCCTCGGAAAGCCGGAGGGCCGCTTCAGCCGGGACGAGGACGCTCGCGCCACGCGCCGCTTCGGTGCAGGAGGGGCGGATGAAGGTTGCCCTGATCGTGCTCTGGACCCTCGCCGCGGGGGTCGGCCTGTTCCTGATGGTGCGCGCCCGGATCGTGCGCGCGACCGAAGCGCTGACGCGAGAGGCCGGGCGCGAGCGGATCGCCCCACCCGACACGCCACCGGATCGTCCCGGCGGACCCTGATCGGACCCGCTCTCCGGCAGGCGGGGAGGGCCGCGTGAGCGGGAAGAAGCGCCGCATCGCCCGCCGTCGCCGCGAGGCCCTGGCGCATGACCGCCCGCCGGCAGACCGGGCCGCCGAGATCCGGCGCCGGCGCCGTCGGCGGGTCCGCCCGGCCCGGATCGTGCTGGCGATGGACCGGGTCTGGCTCGTCGCCGAGACGAAGGCGCGCTGGTCCGCCCGGGCGGCCCGCGACCTCGAAGCCGCCGGCATCGCCACCTTCGAGCCGCGGGAGGAGGTCGAGTTGACCTCGGCCCAGGGGCGCCGCCGCACCGCGCGGGTGCCGCTCCTGCACCGCACGGTCTTCGTGGGCCTGCGCGACGACGACGACCTCGCGCGGGTCGAGGGCCATCCGGGCATCGCCCGGGTGCTGTTTCGCGACGGCCGCGCCGTCGTCATCGCGCCCGCCGTGCTCCAGGGCTTCGCCGACGCGATCACCGGCCATGGCGACCGGGGGAGCGGCGGCCAGAAGACCGGTAACGAGGAGACCGGTAACGAGGAGGCGGTGAGGGCGGTCCTGTTCGCCCTCGGCGACGGCGTGCGGGTGACCGAAGGGCCACTCAAGGCCCTCTCCGGCACGGTTGAGGGCGTCGATCCGGCCCGTCGGCGCTACCGGGTCGCCCTATCGCTGTTCGGACGCGAGACGCCGGTGACGCTCGACGAGGAGCAGATCGAGCGGGACTGAGGGACCGGAAAAATGTTGCGCCCCACCGAAGAGAACATTTGACGAACATCGGTGGGGCAGGTACAAAGGTCTCAGGTTATCCGGGTCTGCGGCCTGCCCTTACGGGACGTGGCTGCTCGACTGCCCCGCGACGCGGGGATGTGTCCCCGGACCCGGCCCACGGCATCACCGAGGCGAAGGGCGGCTCGTGCCCCGTGGCTCCGGCGGCCCGGGGCCGTGCCGTGCTTCCCACACTCCAACCAGGAGGCACATGGCACGGCGAGTCATCGACTGGGCGGGCATCGCGGCAGCCTACCGGGCGGAGCCGGGAGCCGGGCCCGCTATCGCGCGCCGGTTCGGCATCAGCCCGGCGACGCTTCGGCGCCGGGCACGGGCGGAAGGATGGGTGCGCGATGCCCCGGCCGCCCCGCCGGACGTCGCTCCCACGGGCGACGTGCCGATGGGCGGTCCCCCCTCGGGTGAGGCTCTTCCGGGCGACGTGCTGGGCGGCCACCGCATCGTGGTCGCGCAGGGTGCCGCCCTCACCCTGCAGCTCCTCGACGATCTTCAGGCCGCCGCGGCCGACGCCGCGCCCGACGAGGGCGCGGAGGAGGGCGGGCTCGCCCGCGCGGCGATCCTGCAGAAGCGCGTCGTCGCCCTGCGCGACCTCGCCGCCGCGGCGCGGCTGTGGATCGCCCTGGAGCGGCAGGCCTGGGATCTCGACGGCAAGAGGGACGGCAGGCACCGTGACGACACCGCGATTCCCGATCCCGACGCGGCCTTCCACCTCCTCGACCAAGGGCAGCGGGCCCAGCTCCGGGCCATCGCCGAGCGCCTGGCTCAGGGACCCGCCGGCCCTGCTGCGGGCCCTCGACCGGCTCGATAGCGAGGAGAGCCTGGCAGGCTTCGTGCGCCGGGCCTGGCCGGTGATCGAGCCGGGCGCTCCTTACGTGCATGGCTGGCACATCGACGCGGTCAGCGCCCATCTCGAAGCCGTCACCGCGGGGCAGATCACCCGGCTGCTCATCAACGTGCCGCCTGGCACGATGAAGAGCCTGCTCGCCGGAGTGTTCTGGCCGGCCTGGGAATGGGGGCCGAAGAACCGCCCCGCTCTCCGCACCGTCGCGGTCTCGCACACCGAGCGGCTGGCGCTTCGCGACAACCTGCGCACGCGGCGCCTGATCACCTCGCCCTGGTACCGGGCCCTGTGGGGCGAACGGGTGCGGCTCACCCGCGACCAGAACCGCAAGGGCCGGTTCGAGACCACCGCGACGGGCCTGCGCGAGGCGGTCTCGGCCGGCTCGATCACCGGCTCCCGCGGCGACCGGGTGATCCTCGACGACCCGATCTCGGTCGAGGGCGCCAATTCCGAGCGGGTGCGCGAGGGGATCGCGCAGTGGTTCCTCGAAGCCGTGCCGACCCGCCTCAACGATCCCGTCCGCTCGGCCATCGTGGTGATCATGCAAAGGCTGCACGAGCGCGACCTCTCGGGCGTGATCCTGGCGCGGAACCTCGGCTACGAGCACCTGATGCTGCCGATGGAGTTCGAGCCGGAGCGCGCCTGCGCCACCCGGATCGGATTCACCGATCCCCGCCGCGGGCCGGGCGAGCTGCTCTTCCCGGAGCGCTTCCCTCGGGCAGCAGTGGAGCGCGACAAGGCCGCGATGGGCGAATACGCGGCGGCCGGCCAGTACCAGCAGCGGCCCGCCCCCCGGGATGGCGGCCTGTTCAAGCGCGGCTGGTTCACCCTGGTGCGGGCCCTGCCCGCCGGCTGCATCGATGTCCGGGCCTGGGACCTCGCGGCGAGCGTGCCGAGGCCTGGGCGCCAGCCGGACTACACCGCCGGAGTCAAGCTCGCGCGCAGCCCCGACGGGCATCTCTATGTCGTCGACGTCCGCCGCGACCGGCTCTCGGCCGGGGGCGTCGAGCGCCTGATCCTGGCGACGGCCGCCGCGGACGGGCCGTCCTGCCGGATCTCGCTGCCGCAGGACCCCGGACAGGCCGGCAAGGCGCAGGCGCAGTACCTCGTCGGGCGGCTCGCCGGCTACGACGCGCGGGCGACGCCGGAGAGCGGCGACAAGGCGACCCGCGCCGCCCCGGTCTCGGCCCAGGCCGAGGCCGGCAACCTGCACCTCGTCGCCGGGCCCTGGAACGAAGCCTTCCTCGACGAGCTCTGCGCCTTCCCCAACGGCGCCTTCCTCGATCAGGTCGACGCCCTCTCGCGCGCCTTCGCGGCGCTGGCCCGGCCGGGATACGGCCTGCTCGGAGTCCTGTGATGTGGCTTACCGACCGCCTCGCCAACCTCGTCTCCGGCCTCGGCGGCCCGCGGGACAAGAGCACCGGCAACCTGCACGTCCACGTGCCCCGCGCCCGCGCGGAGCTGGATGCCGCCTACCGGGACAACTGGATCGCCCGCAAGGTCGTCGACATCGTGCCCTTCGACATGCTGCGCGAGTGGCGCGCCTGGCAGGCCCCGCCCGAGGTCGCGGCGGCTCTGGCCGCGAGCGAGGAGCGCTTGTGTCTCCGCGACCGCCTGCTGCGGGGCTTACGCCTCGCCCGCCTGCATGGCGGCGCCGCGCTCCTGATCGGCGACGGCGCCCCGGATCCGGGCCTGCCGCTCGACCCTGAGACCCTCGGGCAGGGGGGCTTGCGCTACCTCCACGTCCTGCCCCGCGGCCAGATCCAGGCCGGCGCCCTCGAGCGCGACCCGCTCTCGCCCTGGTTCGGCGAGCCCCGCGGCTACACCGTCGCGGGCGGGCAAGCGGTCCATCCCTCGCGGGTGGTGCGTCTCCTCGGCGCCGCCCTGCCGGACGATGCGCTCGGTGACGGCTGGGGCGACAGCGTGCTCCAGGCGCTGCTCGAAGCCATCGACCAGGCGACGGCGGCGTCCGCCCACATCGCCGCGATGCTGCCCGAGGCCAAGCAGGACGTGATCTCGGTGCCGGGCCTGTCGCAGCATCTCTCGACCGAGGACGGCACGGCTGCGCTCACCGAGCGCTTCGCCTATGCGGCCCGGATGAAGGGCCTGTTCGGGATGCTGCTGCTCGAAGGCGACGGCCGTTCGCCGGAGGGGGAGCGCTACCAGCAGAAGCAGCTCGATTTCTCGGGGCTGCCGGAGGTGGCGCGGCTCTTCCTCCAGGTCGCGGCGGGCGCCGCCGACATTCCGGTCACGCGGCTCCTCGGCCAGTCGCCCGCCGGCCTCAACGCCACCGGCGAATCCGACATCCGCAACTACCACGACCACGTCGCGGCCCGTCAGACCGTCGAGCTGACGCCGGCCGTCGCCCGCCTCGACCGGCTCCTGATTCGCGACGCCCTCGGCCGCGACGAGCCCGGATTGCGCTACGCCTGGCGGCCGCTCGCCCAGGCGAGCGAGCGCGAGAAGGCGGAGGTCGGCCGCCTCAAGGCCGAGACCGCGGCGCTCCTCGCCCGCGAGGGCGTGGTGCCCGCCGGTGCCTTGTCCCGCGGCGTCGAGGGCTGGCTGTCGAGCGCCGACCTCTTCCCGGGCATCGCCGCGGCCTTCCGGCCGGCCGGCTGAGCCGAGTTCCAACCCGCTCCCGAGCGGGCTCGATACAGTCGCATCGTCGGACAAGGCGCGGGTTTCCCTCCTCTCCCCGCGGGCGGGGAGAGGAGGGATGCGCGCGACCCGGCCTGTGAACTGACGAACCCGCACGGGAGAGGCGCTTTCCACCTCCCAGCGCGAGACCATCCCCATGCACCTCTTCGACCGGTTCAGCCTCGGCCCCGCGGCCGAGATCGCGGGCGCGCGCCCGCTCGGCAACGGCGCCCTGGTGGTGCAGGCCCGCGCGGCACGGGCCGGCAACGTCCAGGTCTATCGCGGCGACGAGGTCGCCCGGCCGGACCTCGCCACCGTCCGGATCTACCGCGACCCGGACGAGATCTTCCGCGCCGAATCACTGCGCAGCTTCGGCCACAAGCCCGTCACCCTCGACCACCCGCCCGAGGCGGTGACGCCACGGACCTGGCGCGGCGTCGCCCGCGGCCATGTCGGCGACGAGGTGGTGCGCGACGGCGAGTTCGTCCGCATCCCGATGCTGCTCGCCGATTCCGCGGCCATCGCGGCGGTGCAGGGCGGGCGGCGCGAGGTCTCGGTCGGCTATACCTGCGACCTCGACTGGACGCCCGGCACCGCCCCGGACGGCAGCCCCTACGACGCCCGCCAGACGAGGGTCGTCGTCGACCACGTCGCCATCGTGGCGCAGGGACGCGCCGGTCCGGATTGCCGCATCGGCGACGCGGATCTCGGCCGACGCCTCGCCGAGGCCGAGGCACGGGCCGAGGCCGCCGAGGCCGCGCTGGCCGAGCGGGAGGGCGAGGTCGCGGCGCTCCGCGCCCGGGTGCCCGATGCCGCCGCCCTCGACGCGCTCGCCGCCGCGCGCGGCGCCCTGGTCACGCAAGCCCGCCGGATCCTCGGCGATTCCTTCGATCCCGCGGGCCTCGATGCCGAGGCGATCCGGCGGGCCGCCATCGCCCGGGCGCTCGGCGAGGCGGAGGCCGCCGCCATGAGCCCCGCGGCGATCGAGGGCGCCTTCCGGGTTGCCGCCGCCGACCCGCGCCGCACCGCACCGCCCCACGCCCCGGACCCGCTGCGCGACGCCCTTCGCCAGCGGAGCGCCGACGCCCCGACGCCCGAGGCGGCCCACGCCGCCATGGTCGAGACCCTCCGCAACGCCTGGAAGCCCGCAGGAGCCCGCTGATGCCCACGATCCAGTCCAGCTACCCCGCCCGGCCGGCCGCCGCCTACGAGGGCATGGCCGCCGACCAGGACCCCGCCACGATCGTCAGCCGCACCGTCGAGACCACGGACGGCATCGCCTTCGGCCGGGCCGCCTTCCAGGGCACCCGCGACGACGGTATCGCCGCCTCGGGGGCGGTCTTCCGCGGCATCGTACTGGCCGACCGCAACGCCCGGCCGAGCGCGAGCGGCGCCGACCTCTTCGCCAAGGGAGAGACGGCGCCGGTGATGGTGCGCGGCACCGTCTGGGTCGTCACTGCCACGGCCGCGAGCGTCGGCGCCGCCGCCTACGTCACCTCGACCGGGGCGGTCACCGCCACCGCCTCCGGCAACATCCTGATCCCCGGCGCCCTGTTCGACACCTCGGGCTCCGCCGGGGGCCTCGTCCGCCTGCGCATGAACTGACGAGAGGCAATCCCCATGACCCGCACCCTCCTCACCGACGCTCCCCGGGCCCTCGCCTTCCTGGTCAGCCAGCAGGCCTTCATCGAGCCGACCGTCTACCGCAACCAGTACCCGGCGATCCGCTATCCGCGGCTGGTGCCGGTCGACACCGCGGCACCCGAATGGGTGCCGACCGTGACCTATTTCTCGGTCGACCGGGTCGGGCAGGCGACCTGGGTCCACGGCGCCGCCACCGACGTGCCGAAGGTCGAGATGCTGCGGCGCCAATACGAGACCACCGTCGCCATGGCGGGGATCGGCTACGGCTACGACCTCGAGGAACTCGGCAAGGCCCAGCTCCTCGGCATGACCCTCGACGCCGACAAGGCCGACGCCGCCCGGCAGGCCTCCGAGGAGTTCATCGACCAGATCGCCCTGCGCGGCGACGCGACGAAGGGTTTTGCCGGCCTCCTCAACCATCCGAGCGTGACCGTGGGCAGCGCCGCCGCCACCGGGACCAGCGGCAGCACCCTCTGGTCGCAGAAGACCGCCGAGCAGGTGCTGACCGACATCAACGGCCAGCTCATCGGCATCTTCACCGGCAGCGGCACGGTCGAGATGGCCGACACCCTGCTCCTGCCCTACGACCAGATGCTGAGCCTCGGCCTGCGCCGCCTCGACCCGACGAGCCCGATCACGCTCCTCGACTGGATCCGGCGCCACAACGTCTACACCCTGGAGACCGGGCAGGACCTCACGGTCCTCGGCGTGCGGACCCTCGAGACCGCCGGCACCGGCGGCACCGCCCGCATGGTCGCCTATCGCCGCGACCCTTCCGTGCTGAAGCTGTGGCTGCCGATGCCGTTCCGGTTCTTCCCGGCCTGGCAGACCGGCCCCTGGCGCTTCGAGGTGCCGGGCGCCTTCCGGCTCGGCGGCCTCGACATCCGCCGCCCCGCCGCCTGCCGCTACCTCGACGGCATCTAGGGGAGGGGCGCGATGATGCGGGTGACGAACCACGCCGCCGGCCCCCGGCTGGTCTGGCCCAAGGGCGCGCGGACGCCCCGGCTGCTCGTGCCCGGCGAGAGCACGGTGATCGCGCTCCCCGACCGGAGGGATCCGTGCCTCGCCGCCTGGGAGGCGGCGGGCGAGGTGCGGGTCGAGGCGGAACCCGGCCCGACGCTAGCGGATCCGGTGCCGCCGGACCCGCGCCCCGAGCGCCGCCGCGGCCGCGAGCGGCCGCCCTCCAGCGGGGAGGCGTGAGATGGCGGACGCGATCACGCCGGACGCCTTCCGGGCCCGGTTCCCGGCCTTCGCCAGCGTCGCCGACGCGCCGATCGCCGGGGCGCTCGCCGAGGCGGCGCCCCGGATCGGCGCGGCCTGGCCGGCGGCGGATGCCGCCCTCGGGCGGATGCTCCACGCCGCCCACACCCTCACCCTCGACGGGCAGGGCGGGCCGGAGGCCGAGCTCGCCCGGGCTGGCGCCCTCGACCTCAAGGCCCTGCGCAGCGGCACGCTCCACCTCGAGCGCCGCGACCCGCCCACGGACGCGGCCCCCGGCACCCTGGGGCTGACCTCCTACGGGCGGCGTTTCCACGAGGTGATGCGCCGCAACGGCGTCGGCGTGGCGGTGGTGTGATGGGCCTCCTCGACGGCCTCGGCCGCCATCTCGGAGGCGTCCTCGCCCCCCTCTTCGACGAAGGCATCCTGCACCGGATCGGCCCGGACGACGTCGCGAGCGACACGCCCGTCCGGGCCCGGCGCGACGGCATCCGGGAGGCGAGCGAGGAGCCCGGCCTGCCGGGGCGGCTCGTGCGGATGACCGTGCTGACGCCGGGCTCACCCCCGAATCCCGACGACGAGATCACCCTGGCGGGGATCCGCCACCGCATCGTCGCGGTGGAGACCGACCCCGCCGGCAGCCACGCCCTCATCCAGGGGAGACCCTTGTGACGACACGAGCCGAGACCGGTCCGCTCCAGGCGCGGCTCGCCCGCCTCGCCCGGGCCGGCAGCGAGGCCGCGCGGGCCCGCGCGCGGGAGGAAGCGCGCACGCTCGCAGCCGAGATCGCCGCCGACCTGCCGGACGGGCACGCCGAAGCGACGGAGACGCCTGCCGGCGCCACCGTGACGGTGGAGGCGCCGCACCTGATCGCGCGGGAATTCGGCACCGCGACGTGGGCCGCCCGGCCGGTGATCGCCCCCGCCGTCGCGCGCCTCGCGGGGAGGGGCTGATGGCGGTCGTCGACCTGTCGCCCCACCTCCTGCGGGCGGTGCGCACCCGCCTGCTGGCCGATCCGTCCTTGCGCCCGCTCGTCGGCGACCGGGTGCGCGAGGCGGTGAGCGCCCGGGAGGAATGGCCGTTCCTGCGCGTCGATCCGCCGGAGGTCGGCCCCTACGAGGCCCAAGGCTGGCGCGGCTGCGCCTGCCGCCTGACCGTCCACGCCTTCCTGCGCGGGGCCCGGGACCTGAGGCCGATGCAGGACCTGCTCGCCGCCGTCGCCACCGCCCTCGACGAGGCCAACCTGCCCTTGAGCCGCGGCGAGCTGCTGTGGCTGGCCCACGAGCGCAGCCTGGTCCTGCCGGAGCCCCTCGGGCCCGGCTCCTGGCACGGCATCGCCCGCTTCGGGGCGGTCGCCGCCGAAACGATCTGATCTTCCGCCTTCAGGAACGCACGCCATGGCCCAGCCCACCACCCTGACCTTCTCCGCCATCGCCGTGAAGCTCGAGAGCCTGACCAAGGCCGGCACCTTCGAGGCGCCCTGCGGCCTCACCGAGCGCGCGGCGCAATTCACCAAGGAGACCAACAGCGCCGTCATCCCCGATTGCGACAAGGAGGACGCCGCGCCCTTCGTCGACCGGGTCGCGGTGTCGAAATCCGTGGCGGTCTCCGGCAAGGGCGTGATGGCCCGCCAGAGCATCGCCCGCTGGCGCGCCGCCTTCGAATCGGACGTGCCGGTGAAGGCCCGGGTCGAGGTCAGCGGCACCGGCGCCGAGGGCGGCGGCGCCTGGGACGGGCTGTTCCACCTCACCACCTTCGAGGTCGGCGCCGTCCGGGGCGAGCGCTGCACCGTCTCGGTCGCCCTGCAATCGACCGGGACCGTTGCCTTCACGGCGGCCTCGTGAGGTCCCGATGAGCCGCGACGGCCATATCGACCTCGACCTGGGTGGGACGACCCACCGCTTCCGCCTCGCCATCGGCGACCTGGAGGCGTTGCAGGAGGCGACGGGGATGGGCCCGGCCGCCCTGCTGCACCGCTTCCATGCCGGCCGGCGCTACCGGTTCCGGGACGTGCGCGACGTGCTGCGCCTCGGCCTGATCGGCGGCGGCGCCCCGGTGCCGCAGGCCCATGCGCTTGCCCGCCGCCTCGACGGGTTGCCCTGCATCCCGCTGATCGCCAAGGCCGCCCTGGTCCTGGCGGCCTCCCTCGAAGGCACCGAGGACGAGACGGTCGGCCGCCCCGCCGGGGCCGCCGGCCCGGAGGGGCGGATCGCCTTCGCGGCGTTCTACGGCGCCGCCGCCGCCATGGGCCTGCCCGCCGCCGACCTTCGGGCGATGAGCCTGTGGCAGCTCGCCGCCTATATCGACGGCTTCAACCGCGCCCGCGATCCCGACGCCGCCGACGCCCCGACGCCTCAGGAGGAGGATGCGCTCTGGGCCTGGCTCCAGGGTGGCCTCGCAGACGACGGATCTCCCGCATGACGACCGAGATCGAGCGCCTGGTGGTCTCCCTGGAGGCCCATGTCGAGGCCTATGAGCGCGAGTTGGCCCGGGCCGGGCCGCTCGCCGAGCGGGCGATGGCGGAGGCCGAGCGCGCCGTCGAGGCCGGGGCCGGCCGCATCGCCGCCGCGATGGCACGGGCCGGCGCCGAGGTCCGCGACGAGATCGCCCGCATGGCGGCGCCGGAGGGTTTGGGGAAGCTCCAGCGCGCGATGGAGCAGGCGAGCGCCGTGCCCGCCGGCGACGGCGCCGCCTTGCGGCGGGTCGACGATGCGGTCGGCAGCCTGACCGCCCGCCTGACGGAAGCCGGGACCGCCTCCCGGGAGGCGGTGGCGGGATTCGAGGCGGTGGCGGGCGCGGTCGGAGGCATCGCGGAAAAAATCCCGGCCGCCGCGGACCTCGTCGCCGATCTCGGCCGGCGGATGAAGGCGGCCTCCGGCGAGGGCGCGGCGATCCGCGCCCGCATCGCCGACGCCTTCGCGATCAGCGACGCCGCGTCCCGCGGCAGCCTCGCCCCCGCCGCGCCGGCAGCACAGACCGGGCGGGCGCCCGCCCGGTCGGCGGCGCGACCCGGCAAGGCGGCGGAGCCGGAGGACGACGCCTTTCGCGACGAGGTCGCCCGCCTCACCCGGCGCACCGGCCTCCTGAAGATCGAGGCCGACGCGGTCGGCCGGGAGGAGGGCGCCGCCGCGAAGGCCGAGGCGGCCTTCCGCCTGCTGGAGGCGGCGAAGAAAGCCGACCTCGCGGTGACCCCGGCGCTCCGCGAGGAGGTCGACCGGGTGGCGGAGGCCTACGGCGCCGCGACCGCGCAGGTCGAGCGGGCGGAGGCCGCGCAGCGCGCCGCGCAATCCGCCTCGCGGGAGCTCGGCTCGGCGCTCTCCGACAGCTTCAAGGGCGCGATCCTGCACGGCGAGCGCCTGACCACGGTCGTCGCCCGGCTCGCCACCACCCTCGCGAGCCGCGGCCTCGACCGGGCCTTCGACGGCCTGTTCGGCCGCGGCGGCCCAGGCGCCGACCTGGTCGGCGACGCCCTCGGGTCCCTCGGCCTGACCCCGAGCCCGACCGGCCGCGCCGCCGGCGGGCCCGTCACCCCGGGTGTCGCGTACACGGTGGGCGAGAGCGGGCGCGAAACCTTCGTGCCGCTCCAGCCCGGCCGGATCCTGCCGGCGGCGCACGGCGTCGCCCCGGCGCCCGCCGCCCCGAACGTCCAGGTCTCGGTCTCGATCGCCACCGCGGACGCCCCGAGCTTCCACCGCTCGGAGGCTCAGGTCAGCGCCGCCCTGGCCCGGGCGGTGCAGCGCGGCCTGAGGGGCCTGTGAGAATTGGAGCCCGTGAGCCATGCCGAGCCCCTTCCACGAGGTGCGCTTTCCCCTCGCGCTCTCCTACGGCTCCCGCGGCGGGCCGGAGCGACGCACCGAGATCGTCACGCTGGGCTCCGGTGACGAGGAGCGCAACAGCCTCTGGCGCCATTCCCGCCGCCGCTACAACGCGGGTCCCGCCCTGCGCTCGGCCGAGGACGTCGCCGTCCTCCTCGCCTTCTTCGAGGAGCGCCGCGGTCCCCTTCACGGCTTCCGCTGGCGCGACACCTTCGACCACAGCTCCGCCGCCCCCGGCCAGACGATCGCGCCCACCGACCAGCGCCTCGGCACCGGCGACGGCACCACCCGGGTCTTCCCCCTCGCCAAGACCTACGGCGCCGCCTTCGCGCCGTACGCCCGACCGATCACCAAGCCGGTCGCCGGCTCGGTCCAGGTCGCGGTCGGCGGCGTGGCGCTCGCCGGCACCGCCTTCACGCTCGATGCCACCACCGGCCTCGTCACCCTCAAGGCCGCCCCCGCCTCCGGGGCGATGGTCACCGCCGGCTTCCTGTTCGACGTGCCGGTGCGCTTCGCCACCGACCGCATCGAGATCGACCACCAGGCCCTGCGCGCGGGCCTCGTCGCCGACATCCCGATCCTCGAGATCCGCCGCTGAGCCCATGAAGACTCTGCCGCCCACTCTCTCTGCTCGCCTCGCGAGCGGGGTCACCACCCTGTGCACGTGCTGGATCGTCACCCGCGCCGACGGGCTGCGCCTCGGCTTCACCGACCATGACCTAGACCTCACCGTCGACGGCGTCCTGTGCTCGGCCGAGAGCGGCGCCACCGGCACCGCGCTCGAACAGGGCACCGGGCTTGCCGCCGACTCCCTCGAGATCGTCGGCGCCCTCACCAGTGGGCGCCTGGCCGAAGCGGAACTCGCCCGCGGCCTGTTCGACGGCGCCGCGGTCGCGGTCTGGCGCGTCGACTGGGCGAGCCCGGCCGACCGCGTCCTCGTGCTCTCCGGCACCGTGGGCGAAGTCTCGCGCGGGCCCACCGCCTTCACCGCCGAGGTGCGCGGCCTCGCCGACCGGCTCAACCAGCCCCGCGGCCGGGTCTACCAGCGCTCCTGCGACGCGCAGTTCGGCGACGGCCGGTGCCGGATCGACGCCACCGCCCCGGCGATCCGCGGCGCCGGCACGGTCGCGACGGTGGGAAGTGCCCGCAAGCTGACCGCCTCCGGCCTCGCCGGGTACGCCTCGCGCTGGTTCGAGGCCGGCCGGCTGGTCTGGACCTCCGGCGCCAATGCCGGCGCGGCTTTCGAGGTGCGGGCGCATACCCGCACCGGCACGCTCGCCGTCCTCGACCTGTGGGAGCCGATGCCGGCGCCGGTCGCGCCCGGCGACGCGTTCCAGGTCACCGCCGGCTGCGACAAGGCCCTGGCGAGCTGCCGGGACAAGTTCGCCAACGTCGTCAACTTCCGCGGCTTCCCGGACCTGCCGGGCAACGACTACGCCGTGGCCTACGCCGTCCAGGGGGCCGACAATGACGGAGGCCGCCTCGGCTGAGACGCGGGCGCGCATCGTCGCGCTGGCGCGAACCTGGCTCGGCACACCCTACCACCACCAAGCCAGCATGCGGGGCGCCGGCGCCGATTGCCTCGGCCTGCTGCGGGGCGTCTACGCCGAGCTGTACGGCGCCGAGCCGGAGGCGCCGCCGCCCTACACGCCGAGCTGGGCCGAGGACCGGGGCGCCGAGACGCTGCGCGATGCCGCCGCCCGGCACCTGGTGCCGCTCGACCTCACGGTGGCCGGGCCCGGCGACGTGCTGCTGTTCCGCTGGCGCGAGCGCCTGCCGGCCAAGCATTGCGCGATCCTGGTCGGCCCGTGCGTGATGATCCACGCCTATGACGGGCACGCGGTGGTCGAGAGCTGGATCCCGCCGGGCTGGGCCCGGCGCATCGCCTACGCCTTCCGCTTCCCCGAGCCCTTGCCCGAGCCCTCGCCCGTCCCCTTGCCGGAGATCCCGACGTGAGCACGCTCGTCCTCTCGGTCGTCGGCCAGGCGGTCGGCACCACGCTTGGCGGCCCGATCGGCGGCGCCATCGGCCAGGCGCTCGGCGCCGCCGGCGGCAGCGCCCTCGATCGCGCCATGTTCGGCTCGAAGCCGAAAACACAGGTCAACCTCGGCCCGCGCCTGTCCGACCTCCACGTCACCGCCTCGACCGAGGGCGCGGCGATCGCCCGTGTCTTCGGCCGCGTCCGCATCGGCGGGCAGATCATCTGGGCGACCAAGCTGAAGGAGGTGCAGACGGTCGAGAAGGTGAAGTCCTCCGGCGGCAAGGGTGGCGGAGGGCAGAAGGCGTTCAACGTCACCTATGCCTACAGCGTCAGCGTGGCGGTCGCCTTGTGCGAAGGCCCGATCGTCGCATTGGGCCAGGTCTATGTGGACGGCAAGCCGATCGACCTCGCGGCCCACAATGCCCGGGTCTATCTCGGCGACGAGGCGCAGGGGCCCGATCCGAAGATTGCGGCGATCGAGGGCGCCGCCAGCGCCCCGGCCTATCGCGGCCTCGCCTACATCGTGTTCGAGGACCTGCCCCTGGCGGCTTTTGGCAACCGGGTCCCGGTCATCACGGCGGAAGTGATCCGTCGCCCGCCCAACGCCTCCGGCCGGCCGGCGCTCGAGGAGCTGGTGACGGCGGTCACGATGATCCCGAGCATGGGCGAGTTCACCTATGCCACCGTGCCGGTCAACGCCTCGACCTTCGGCGGGCTCACCGGGCAGAACACGGTGTCGGGCGGGGTCGACGCGCTCAAGGCGCTGGATCAGCTCGCGGTCGAGGCGCCGCGCTGTCGCCACGTCTCCCTCGTGGTCGCCTGGCACGGCACGGATTTGCGGCTCGGGTCCTGCCGCATCGTCCCGAAGGCCGAGACGGCCTCGAAGACCACCAAGCCGGACTGGATCGCCGGCGGGGTCGAGCGGGCGGCGGCTTCCATCGTCAGCGGCGGCGCCTCCGGGACGCCGTTGCTCGGCGGCGCGCCCTCCGACCTGTCGGTGGTGCAGCTCGTCCAGGCGCTCAAGGCTCGGGGCTACGCCGTCACGCTCTACCCGTTCGTGATGATGGACATCGCCCCCGGCAACGGCCTGCCCGATCCCTATGGCGGGGCGGAGCAGGCGGCTTTCCCCTGGCGCGGGCGCGTCACCTGCCATCCGGCACCAGGCCGGCCCGGCACCGTCGATAAGACCTCGGCCGCGGCGGATCAGGTCGCGGCGTTCTTCGGCACGGTGGCACCGGGGGACCTGGCGTGGAACGGCAAGACGGTCACCAGCACCAAGGCGGAATTCTCGTTCCGCCGCTTCATCCTGCATTGCGCGCGGCTGGCCGAGGCGGCGGGCGGGGTGGACACGTTCCTGATCGGCTCGGAGATGATCGGGCTCACTACCGTGCGCTCAGACGCCTCGACCTTCCCGGCGGTGGCGCAGCTCGTGGCATTGGCGGCCGACGCGCGCGCGATCCTGGGGAGCGCCACGAAGCTCGGCTACTCGGCCGACTGGACGGAATACGCCAGCCATCGCCCGGCCGATGGCTCGAACGACGTGTATTTCCACCTGGATCCACTGTGGTCGAACGCGAATATCGACTTCGTCGGGATCGACAATTACATGCCGCTCGCCGATTGGCGCGATGGGTTCGATCATCTCGAAGCGAGAGCGGGCGCCCCTTCGCCCTACGATCCCGGCTATCTCGCCAGCAACGTCGCGGCCGGCGAGCTGTTCGACTGGTACTATCCGACTCTCGCCGATCGCGACGCGCAGAACCGGGCGCCGATCGCCGACAGCGCTCACGGCGAACACTGGGTCTTCCGGCTCAAGGATCTGCGCGGCTGGTGGGCGAACCCGCACCGCCACCGGCCGGGCGGGGTGCGCCAGGCCAATGCCACGGGCTGGGTGCCGCAGGGCAAGCCGATCCGCTTCATCGAAGTCGGCTGCGCGGCCGTCGACAAGGGCATGAACCAACCGAACGTCTTCGTGGACCCGAAGTCGTCGGAAAGCGTCCTGCCCTACTTCTCGAACGGCCGGCGCGACCTGGCGGCGCAGCGCGCCTACCTGGAAGCCACCTTGGCCTATTGGCAGGGCGCCACCGGCAACCCGGTCTCGGCCGTCTATGGCGGCCGGATGGTCGATCCCGAGCGGCTGTTCGTCTGGACCTGGGACGCCCGGCCCTATCCGGACTTCCCGCGCCAGGCGGCCGTGTGGAGCGACGGGCCGAACTACCGCCTCGGCCACTGGATCAACGGGCGGCTCGGCCTGGCGCCGATCGCCGACGTGGTGGCCGAGCTGTGCGGGGGCCTCGGCGTGCCGATCGATGTCGGCCAGCTCTCCGGTGTGGTCGAGGGCTACGCCGTCACGGAGGTGCAGACGCCGCGGGCCTCGCTCGAACCGTTGCGCACGTGCTTCTTCTTCGACGCGGCGGAGTCGGCCGGGCGGCTGGTCTTCGCCCCGCTGGCGCGAGCGCCGGCGGCAATCTTGACGGCCGACGACCTGGTGGCGCGGGAGGGCAGCGCCGGCGACTACCGGCGCACAAGGGGCGAGGAAACCGCGCTGCCCGGGGTGGTAGCGCTGACCTACATCGATCCGCAGCGCGGCTACCAATCGGCTTCGGTCGAGGCACGCCGCACCAACGGCCGGGCCAACGCGGTGCAGCGGGTGGCGGTGCCGCTGTGCCTCGACGAGGGCACGGCGCGGGGCATCGCGCAGGCGCTCCTCTATCAGGGCGTGGTCGAGCGGGAGCAGGTCGGGGCCACCCTGCCGCCGTCCTGCCTCGCTTTGGATGCCGGCGATGTCGTCACCCTCTCCCTCGCCGGGAGCGGCACCGATTACCGGCTGACCCGCCTCGGCCTCGAAGCGGGCCGGCCGGCGAGCGGCATCCGCACCGATCCGGCGGTGTTCGCCTACCGGGACGGCACCGCGACGCCGCGGCCGGCCGAGCCGCCGGCGACGGTGGGGGTTGCGCTGTTCCACATCCTCGACCTGCCGCTCCTGCGGTCCGACGCGGTGCCGCACGCGCCCTACCTCGCTGCCTACACGGCGCCGTGGTCGCCGGTGGCGGTTTTGCGCTCGACCGCCGGCGGGGCCTTCGCGGACGACGCGGTGGTGGGCGCCCGGTCTATCATCGGGCGACTGACGGCCGACCTCTATTCGGGCCCGTGCGCGCGGTGGGACCGGGTGAGCGCGGTCTATGTCGAGGTGCCGCGCGGGGTCGAGCTGGTCTCCGCTTCGGAAATCGACGTGCTGAACGGGGCCAACGTCGCGGCCCTGCTCACCCCGTCGGGCGAGTGGGAGGTGCTGCAATGGGCGAGCGCGACCCTGACGGCACCGGGCCGCTACCGGCTGACCACGCTGCTGCGCGGCCAGCTCGGGACGGACTTCGCGTTGGGAGCCCCGACCCCGGCCGGCGCCCCTTTCGTGGTGCTCACCGATGCCCTGGTGCAATCGGGGATGCCGCTGGCGCTCCGCACCCTGCCGCTTGCCTGGCGCTGGGGGCCGCTCGGCCGACCGCAGGATGATCCGAGCTTCACCGGCGACACCCTGGCGTTCCGGGGCGTGGGCCTGCGCCCCTACGCCCCGGCTCAAGGACGGATGGTGCGGGCCGAGACCGGCGACCTGGTGCTGTCGTGGATCCGGCGCACCCGGATCGACGGCGACCCGTGGGAACAGGTCGAGGTGCCGTTGGGCGAGGAAGCCGAGGCCTACGCCCTCGACATCCTGTCCGGCTCCTCCGCCGAGGCCACGGTGCTGCGCACGCTCGAAGCCTCGGCGCCCGTCCTCACCTACACGGCCGCCCACCAGGCGGCCGATTTCGGCGGGCCGGTCACCCGCCTGTCCGTCGCCATCCACCAACTCTCGGCAACCTACGGCCGCGGCGCGGCCCTGAGGGCGACCCTGTATGCCTGACGCAGCCACCGCCAACCTCGCCCTGCCGCTGCTGCAAGCGGCGCAGGCGCAGAAGCACGTGACCCACAACGAGGCGCTGGTCGCGTTGGACACGCTGGTCCAGCTCGCCGTCCTCGACAAGGACCTGACCGCACCGCCAGCGAGCCCGGCCGAGGGCGACCGCTACCTGATCGCCGGCGCCAGCCCCACCGGGGCGTGGGCGGGCTGGGCCGGGCGCGTGGTGCGCTACCAGGACGGGGCGTGGCGCTCCTTCGTGCCGCGCCCCGGCTGGCTCGCCTTCGTGGCGGACGAGGCGGACCTGTACATCTACACGGGTGCGGCCTGGGCCTCGTTCCGCTCCACCCTGACCGCCGTGACGGCGTTGCAGAACCTCACGCGCCTCGGCCTCGGCACCACCGCCGACGCGCAGAACCCCTTCGCCGCCAAGCTGAACAAGGCGCTCTGGACGGCGCTGACCGCGGGCGAGGGCGGCACTGGGGATCTGCGCTACACCCTC